ACAGGTTGGTATTCACCTAATAAAGTATCAAGTTCTATATTGACTGATAAATCAGAAGTTTTTAATTCTTCAACAACAACTGGTGCATTTAATTTTGTAATTCTAAATTCAGCATTAGTTAAAAAATTTACTATTGCTTCTTTTTCCATTTCAGATTGTACTTCCATTGGTGAACCAATTTTTTTTGCTTCATTTAATGATTTTTCAGATGCACCTGATTTTTTTAAGGCTTCTAATTTTGCATTCATTAAATCATCTTTTAAACCCATTTTTTATCTTCCAATTTTATTTTTAGATTTTTCAATTGACTTTTCTAATACTTCGCTATAATTTTTGTTTAAAAACTGACTCATTGGGTCACTTGATGGAACAACTTGAGGTTGTTGATTCATCATATCATTATATTGTCCACCAACTAATTCATTCATTCTATCAGAAGTAAACTCACCACCACCTAAAGTTTTCCAATCATTATTCTGAGCGGTTTCATTTAATACGTCATTTAATATTGAATTTTTTGTAAATGATTTTTTCTCAACAATTTTGTTTGGTTGTAATTTAGACTTGGTTGGCTTTTTTAATTCAATTATTACCTCTTGAATTGCCATAGCGACTTCTTCTCTAACAATTTGTCTAATTATAGTTTTTATATTTTTTTTCTTTTTCATAACTTCCTCTTTATGCATTTGGTTCAATAAAATGTTTTGTACTTAAAATTTGGTCTATCTTTTGTTCTATCCGTGTTATCTTAGCGTTTACTCCACCAGGTGCACCGGTATCATCAGCTAAAGGTAATGGAGCTCCTTGACATAAACCTTGAGCCCCTTTTATAACTGATAGTGTTTCCTTTAATAATTCTAATAAAGTTGTTCCTAAAACCATTGACTCCATATTCCTACTTGAATTGTTTGGATTTGGGTTTCCAATAAATGTTCTTTCAGAACTTATTATTAAATCATTATTTGTAGATATGGTTAAATGTCTACCAGTTCCAATATGAATATCATTTGCAGATGATAAAAATATACCACCAAATAAATCATTTCTTTTTGCATTAATTATAATTCTATCGGAGTGAAATAATATTTGATTATCCGAATAATTATAAATTAGTTCATCAGCATTTTGTTCTCCATTTTGTGGTATTGTCGTTATTAAATCTGACATAGCCCTATTTCTGTTATTTGATATATCTGATGATAACTTAAATTTTGTAAGACTTTGTTCTTGTCTTTCGTCCACATAACCACCAAAATGTTGTAGTAAACTACCATCAGATGTTATACTAATTAAGGCACCATCGGATAACGATTCTACATCATGTTGAGGATTTCTAGCGTTTGATATAAATACATATGGATTATCACTTCTACTACCTATTCTTAAACTATTACCATGTCTACCCTCAACGATATAATCACCTGTTGTTTCATTTTTTATTGGTGCATTACCATCAAGTTCTTCCTTTTGTTTTTTTACTAATCTTTTATATAAAATATTTTTATTAAAATTTGGACTTTCACCAGATACGCCTCTCGGACTTGGTGATGAAATATTTTTATCCTCAAAAATTTTATCTGGTGTATAATTCAAATCACTATTCCAAGTTGGACTATTATTAATAGTATTTAACGGGCCTAAATAATAATTAGTTTTACCAATAGTACATAGTAAGACCGGGTCTCCTTTTGTTGGAACATCATGTGTTGTTCTTAACAAAGGAAAATATCTATATTGTTCCTCAGCTGTATTTTTATTTAAATATACAACATCTGGATTTTTAATATGTGGTAAGGCTATTATAGTATTTATACTTCGTTCACCTTTTTCCTTAACACTTTGTGTTGAATGAACAACCTCAACCACATAACCAGGTACAAATTGAATATAGACTGGTACATTAATACTTCCACCAAGTGTATCTTTTAAATTTGAATTAGCTGTTGTTGTGAATACTGAACTCATCTAACCCTCCGAATATCCTTTTTGAATTGTTTTATCTTTTATAGATTCAAGACGATGACTTTCTTTTTGTAAGTCATCTACTGTATCTTGAAGTGTTCCCATTAGTTCAGCCTTTTCTTCATCACTTAGTAGCATCGATTCATCTGATTCACCTTGTGATTTAGATATAATTCTCTGTAATACACCAGCGAGTTTTACCAAGTGTTCGTCATTACGAACAGCTGTGTCCATATATTCCTTAATTATAGGTGCAACCAATACCACATCATCAATGGTTGTAATGAATCCATGTATTTCTGATATTAACAAATCGATTTGAGTTTTACGTTTTGTAGTGTTTTCGTAAATATCTTTTGTTAAATCTTGAAAGGTTTTACCCTCGAATATTTCTTTTTCATTTGACATACAATCTCCTAAGATGTACTTATTCATATATAAATATAAAAATTGTAAGAAATTGTATGAAATAAAAAACCCTCATTTGAGAGGGTTTAATATTTAAAAGAATGAACCAGATGTATCATGAATTATTGTGCCTTGTTTATAAAATTTATTAACAAGTTTTTTATAATGTCTTTTTAAAACATTAACAACTGATGTGATGTGGGCTGTCTCAACATCAGTCATTTCTCTAATTAATATATATAATGCTTTTTTATTAAAGTTCTCTATTTCATCTCTTTGTTTAATTAAGTCAACAATGGCATATCCTATTTTTAAATCCCTATCTTTTTTAAAAATATTATTTAAATTATTATCAAAGTACTCAACCATTTCATCTGTCAAAGTTAC